GCTTTCAATTTCTTGCCTAACATTTCTGTGAAATTAGTTTTTGCGTGCGACCCTCTAGCTACAGAATCACCAATCGTTCCAATTGTTTTTACATCTTTAATGTTTGATTTATCTATAAAATCGTGAACGATAGTGCCGTCAGATGTAGTCACAGTTTTAGAGCTTACTTTCTGTTGTTTGTCTTCAATTAGATCAGTTCTACTCATTAAATCAAGTGTGGATTTAGCTATCGATGCAACTTTAGATTTTAAGTTTTCTGCCGCTTTACTAGGATTAGAAAGGTTAACATCGTTTAATCCAGAAACATAATTAGCAGCAGTATTTACTTTCTTCATATATCGTTGTTCTCGATTAAACTCACCAAGCGTTACATCTTGCTTAACAATTACATTGTTTATACCCCTAATCGTTTTAACTTGTACTATACGGACTAAATCATTCAAACCTAGTTTGGTAGATTTTATTTGTACTATGTCTCCGGGTTGTGGGTCTGCTTCTGGATATGATTCTCTTAAGACCAAAAAATCTAAAGACAAAGATTGTTTTAACGACTTTTTCAATCTCGATTGCAATTCTTTATCCATAGTTTCTTGGTCAGTCACTTTACCATCTTTAAATGGTTCTGCGTGGATATCGCCATATATCTCAGCTAATGCGCTTCTAGCTTCCATTACGAGCCCAGCGTGTTCGAATGTTTCTTCTCCTGAATAATTACCATATCCTCTAATGAAGGTGGCGAAATCACTTGCATCTTCCTCGAGTTTTATAGCGTTGGCGTTGACTTCGTCAGAAATAAAATAAGACGCTTTTTGATTTGCAAAAGGCGTCAATACAAACTTATATCTGTCTTTCTTTTTGTCATACGTTATTTTATATTCTAAACCGAAATGTTCTAATCCCTTTTTAAACATTTCTAACCTTGTATCGCCTTCACCACCATTTTCAAACTTCGAAGACTTAACCTTACCTTCGACTTCAAAAAGCATTCCAGTACCTTGAAACACAATGTTAAAATATCTTTCTACTGTAAAAGATCCTGTTACATTAACATAAATCCTATCAATCATTAACTTGTCTATAGGAATCTCTCTAGCAGTACATTCAACCAGTTGTCTGTCGCCTTCTGATTTCCTATCAATGACAGTTATTACATATTCTTTCTTGTCATTTTCACCTTCGACATGACTAACAATCCATCTTTTCCCTATAGCGTTAATAACTTCATAAGTATATTTATTTTCTAGAATATCAAAAGTTAATACACCGTCAGCATTAACTTTTTTTACTAAAGTTGTTTCTACTGGTACAGGTGCGCCATTACCTTTAGGTGGTCTTACAATTATTGTCATTCTGACACCTACTTATAATAAAATTTCAAATCAAACTGAACTTTTTGAACTGTTTGATTAAACTCAAATTTATTAGCTCCGTATTTAAATTTTGGTTGGGCTATGTTCGTTTCAGTGCTTATTTCGACACCGTTTTTATAAACTCGAAAGCTATCATAAACAATTTTGTCTCCAGCTTTTAGTTTAATCCCCTCAATTTTCATTATTTCAGCATGCGTTAAATTCCATACAAACGATTCTGTATCTTCGCCTAAAATAATTGTTATCTTTTTATACATGTTGAATTGGTCGTTAGGAGCACTACCATGATAGTAAACTGTACCTTTGCTCAAATTGTCAAATGTATACTTTCTTTTGTCTCCGCCTGCATGCCAATCAATATTAAAATCAAACGACCACAATCCAACCTTTTTGTTTTCTTCTAACTCTAGGCTTGTTCCAATACTTTCGCCGTATGGTAATTCTGTAGTTTCGAATTTTAGTTCAAAAGAAACTTTATTATCTTTTTGTTTAGGGTTTATAACTCCGTTAAAAATAACTTTATACTGTTTACCATTTACATAAATTTGTTGATCGTGTCTTGAATATTCATAATCCGGGAAGTTGTTTTTATCTAATTTCACGTAATCATCAGAAGTTGGTTGAGTAAACCTGTAATTCAACTCTTCTTTTCTTCTTATTTCTCGTAAATACATAGGTTCTATGTCTGTCGTTAACCTATACAACATATCTCGCATATAAGCAATGTCTGAACGATTTTTAACTTTACAAAAACAAGGAACAACTATATCTCTACTGATATAATTGCTCCCCATTAATATACGACCGTTCATATTTTCTTTGTCTTGATACTTTGTGTTGATTTGCATGCTATCAATTACTATATCGTTAACGATAAACCCGTATTCACTTAATTTGATTACAGTACCATCTTTTTTTGTTAATTCTATGTCCATTTGTAACCTCCTTTATAAGTAATACTCAGAATTGCGTTTAGCATTTCTGCCGTTAACAATACTAGTAAGCGCATCGTTATTGACATCGAATTCAACTTTAACAGTTTTCATGTTCGGTGATGTTTCAATAGAATGTGTGTGTTGTACTTGCGCATTTATATTTCCACCTAAATTACTTAAGTTTCCTGTAATACTAGAAATGTCAGGTGCGTTTAATGTAGGTTGAAATGCATCAACTACTTTATCTGCAACATTAGAAACATTACGGATAACTTTACTTGAATGATTATCTATACCTTTAACGAAACCTAGCATTGAATACACACCAACATCCATGAATTCACGTGAAGGTGAGTGAATACCCAAAGCACTTTTAGCTGCATCTAAAGCTTTCTTAGCAACATTTTTAGCCGCATCTACTAATTGGCCAGCCATTTGTCCAATACCTCTAATTAAACCACGGATCATATCAGCACCTGCAGACACAAAATCTCCTATAAAGCTTTTTATTTTATTTACTGCATTTGTCATACCTTGACTAACTTTGTTTACAACATTAACGAATCCTTGAATAACTCTATTAACAAAGTTAATTAGCGTACTTGTTATAGTAGATACCCATTGCATACCTTTAGTCACGATGAAGTTCCAAGCTTGAGACATTTTGTCTGATATAGTTGATACAACTTGTGTGAATATGCTTACAACTTTATTCCAAATTGTCGTTAATATACCAGATAAGAAACTCCAAATCGTATTCCATATATTAGAAATAAAACTCCATGCCGCTTGTAACGCAGTAGATATAGTTGTAGTGATAGCGTTCCAAACCTTAGTTGCCACAGTAACTATAGTGTTCCACAACGTTTGTAAGAACGTCCAAATAGCGTTCCAAATTGTCATTGCGATAGTCATAATTGTGGTAAATACTGTAGTTATTACAGTGACTAACAAATTCCAAATCGTAGTAGCGATTGTAATTATCGTGTTCCAGATTGTACTTAAGAATGTCCAAATAGCTGTCCATATCGTCATAACTATTGTCATTATCGTCGTGAAAACAGTTGTGATGATTGTAACTAAAAGGTTCCATACCGTTGTTGCAATAGCGATAATTCCATTCCATAGCCCTTGCAAATAAGCAACTATTTGATTCCAAATAATCATTATAAAATTGTATACATTTGATACTGCTGTAGTGATAGCTTTTAAAATAGCATTCCATACAACCGAAGCTACAGTTTTCAACACATTCCAAACTGTAACCATAAATGTTTTTATCGCATTCCAAGCATTTATAATAAAGTTTCTGAATCCTTCATTTTTATTCCACAATAAAACAAATATAGCTATTAATGCAGCGATTACACCAATTACTATTGTTATTGGACCACCTAAAATACCAAACACAGTTACTAGTCCTGTGATAGCATTTCTAATTAATCCAATCTTACCGAATAACAATTGGAATATAACTGATATAATTTTTAATGGTCCTTTTAATAACATGAACGCACCTTTTAAAATTGTTAATCCCGCTCTTAATAAACCGAACTTACTTACTAACGCAATGATTCTACCTATTAATCCGCCACCCATAAAGTTAGATACAGCAAGAATAATCGGTATTAAAAATCTAAATGCACCAACTAAAGTTATAATGACACCAACTAATTGTGCTGTAGCTGGATGCGCCTCAAACAAGTTAGCTATCCAACCAGTTATTGCTACTGCAACGCGTAATACTGCACTAGCTATAGGAGCCATCGCTGTTGCGAATGCAACTAATCCTCTTGCAATGTTCCCAATTAATTGCATTATTAGTGGTCCATTAGTTTGTATATAACTGACAAAGTCTTTAAACCCTTGAGATTGTCCTACTTGTTCAGACCATTCCCTAAACTTAGCTGTCATTTGTTCAAGAGATTGGAAAATGCCAGTTGATGATCCACTGAATGCATTCATCAAATTGTTAATTCCAACGAAAACATTTTTAAAAATATTACCAATGATAGGTAAGTTTGTTTTTGTGTATTCAATAAAACGAGTTATCGAATTTTCTCCAGCTGCACTATTAGCCCAGTTAGAGAAAGATTGACCTAATCTATCCAACCAATCAGCCGACCATTGAAACAGTGGTGCTAATTGTGTGAATACATTGACTAATCCATCACCGAAACCGCCTGCAGCACTTAATAGCTTGTTAAATACCGAAACACCAGTTGTATTCATCATGTTGAAGAACCTTGATGCTACACCGCTATTTTGAGCCCATTTAAACACACTTTGAGACGCCTCTTCCATTCCTCTTGAAATACCACTAAAAAAAGGTTGTAAGCTCTGCATTGCTGTTTTAACAGTATTTAAACCGTTTGCAAGAGTTGTGAATATAGCGGATTGATTTTGCTTTATAATATCAGTCCATGCTGACTTTACGCCATCTAAAGCTTTTTTGTATTCGTTTGTTGCTGAGCTAGCTTGTAAAGTGCCGTCACTAAGCATCTTTATAGCGCTGATAGCCATTGCGCCAAATGCTACAAAGCCAGCGCCGGCTATTGCTACCGCACCACCTAAAGCAAGTACACCGCCAGTTAACACTTTGATAGCGTTTAATAGCGCAAATACTACAGGTACTACGCTCGCTATTACAGGTATTAAGATACTAAAAGATGAAGTTAGTAATCCACCAACCATATTAGAACCTACAGTACCGAACACACGGAACATATTAGCTAAATTCCCCATCTGTCTTTGGAAATTGTCGTTTGCTTTTATTATGTAGGCATAAGCTTTCTTTAAACCATTAGTATCGACATCTACCTTTGTTGTTTTTTTGTTCGGCAATGCGTCTAATGATTTTTTAAACGCATAAATAGTTGGTATAGAAAGCCCTGTATCTACATCTAGTCGAGATCTAGTTTTGTTTGGAATACTTTTAAGCTCTTCTTTAGTGCGTTTTATTTTAGAGTTAGCAACACCATTGTCCACGTCTATAATAGCTTTGGCTTTAGACCTATTTAATGCTTCAAGACTAGCTTTAGATACTTTTAACACTCGATTGAATTTACTGTTATCTGCATTGACGTCAATACTGATACGCTTCTTTTCTAGTTCGGATAACTTAACTTCTGCTTCAGCGATATCTTTAGTTAACTTTTGTTTTTGTAGTTTAACCTCAGGGCTAGCTTCTTTGGAGTTAAGTTTGTCTAGTTCAAAATTTGATTCTAATATCTTTTGTTGTAAGTCTTGTATACTAGCATCTAATTTAGCTTTTACATTTTTGTTGCTAAAGGCATCTAAAGACTTTTTAGCAACCTTGATAGTTTTTTGTAATTTTTTATCGTTAGCGTTTAATTCAACATCTTTAGTTTGATCTGCTACTCGTTTAAATCTTTGCACAGACTTAACCGCACTATCAATTTGCCTTTTGAATTTGGCTACACTAGCTTCAATAGTCGCTTTAATTTTATATTCCGTCACATTAACACCTCTCTTTCTATTGCTTATTAAATTCTGCTATAACTTTAAAGAATTCATTATTTTGTGGTTCGTATTCATCACGTTCGCTGCTAAATCTTATATCTTTACCTTCGTTAAGCCGTTGGATATTTTCTTCATAAGGCAATACGTCGTTTGCATTGTTAAAAACATATTCCTCTTTAGGTTTATTTTCTGTCCCAACATTTTTAGTAGCTGCAGCATCACGAATAGCAAACGCAAGTTTGTAACGTTCGAATTCTTGGGTTAGCATTTCATACTCTTTCGCATACATTCGATAGTTATATTCTGTTAATGTCATTTGCTCAATAACGTTCAAATCTGTAATACCAAGTGTTGACATACAAGTTATAACGATTCTGTCGTAAGCTATTACGCTTCCGCTGGTTTCTCTTCCGCTTCCACTACTTCGACTAGGTTTCGGGTCATAGGTCGCTTTCCCAACTCCGTTAAAATATCCGAACCGAATTCTTCTAGTCCGATATTTTCTGCGATTTCATCTAATGCTTCATCAATGTTATTAATAGTAATTGCTTGTTTTTTTAAGTGAGATGTAGCTGCGATTAAAACTTCGCCAATCACAACCGGATTTCCACTTTCTAAACCTACAGGCAACATTGATACACCTTGACCGATAGAAGCTTGTTCAACTTTTAAACCTAATCGGTTATCGATTTCTCTTAAAAATTTAAAACCAAAACTTAATTCTAATGACTTTCCGTTAATTTCTACATTCATAACTTAAAATCTCCATTCATGATTAATTTAAACAAAATAAATAGGGCTTAACGCCCTATTTTTATACCTCTCCTGGTGTAACCGTTGATGAATCTACCTTAGGTTGTGGAATTGCTGTTAAATCTTCGCCAGTTAACGCATCTGCTTTTGTAGTGTCATGGAATCTGTATCCAGTCGCCTTAAGTTTCTTTGTTACAGCCTCAGGTAGTGTTGCAAATCCACGTTGGAAACGACCATTCACTCCATATTCATATTCATATTCATCAATACCGTTAGCTTCTGCTTTTAATTCAAATTTATTGTGGAAACCTTGGAAATATTTCGCTTTAAATTTAGTGGCATCTCCATTTTTGCCTGGTATTCTACTTTCAACTTCCCAAGCCTCATACAATACGCGATCTACAACTGCATCTTCAATTTCATCTGCAAAATCGTCACCATAAAACATTTTAGCAGTACCAGACATTGTTGACTCAACAGAACCACCAGTGTTATAAGAACCGTCCATTGTATCCTCTGTATCTGTATCAGCTTCATGTGATAAGCCGTATTCAGTTAAAAAAAGCATTTTAGTAGCATCTACTTTTTCGCCAGCTTTTCTAAATAAAATAATACGATCATTACTATTTTTCATATTTGCCATTCAATATTCCTCCGTTTTTTAAAATGTTTTGTAAGATATCGTTACTGATGTGTGTATCAATTCTTGATTGGTAGTATCATCAACTAACTGTGTGATGTTAGTATCATCTTCTTCAAAGTCATAATCGTTTGTTTTAACGCTAGGTGTTAAATCATCAATACATCTTTTAACAAGTCCGTCATGATGTCCTAAATCATCACTTACACTCCAAATATCAATAACTAAATTCGTGTCACCAGAATAACTATCAAACGTGTATTTACTTCTGTTTGACTCCGGCATTTTTATTACAAAAAAAGGATACGGAATCTCTTGTTGCATCTCTTTACGAGAAATAACAGGGAATCCATATCCTTGTAGCATTTCATACGCTTTATTATAAAGTTGTAAGTTCGGTGTCATGCTTTTATCTCCTATTCAAACAACGCTTTCAATTCTTCTACAGTTGATTTTCTTATTACCTCATATACTGGCCACATAAAAGGTTCTGCCTCCATGTATCGAGTACCAAACTCTAAGAAACCACTATAAGCTGCATGCGATGTGATAGTGTATTGCAAATCGCCAGTTTTTTTATATCTGATATTGCGTGATAAATTACCAGTCCAATAACCCTTATTCATTACTTCTCTAGCTTTCAATTTAGCTCGTACTACATATTCTTTGGCGTTTTCCTGTAAAATATCATCAACATCATCATCAATGTTGGTTTTCATATCGTGAAATTGGTTTAACAGTGCGTCTAATCCATCTATATTCATCAATTGACCTCTTCGATATAATATGACGTTTCGTGTCTGTATATCCTTGTATCAACTATCTTGTAGCGAATGCCATTAACCAACACGTGGCTAACAGGGTAAGATATTGATTCTTTTATCCTCAGAACACTTACATCGTTTTTTA